CTGAAACCATGTCAGCCATAACCTGTGGATTGATGACTTGTGCAGTCGTTGTTGTTCCAAGAACCATAGATTAAATCATCCTTTCAATTGTTGATATAGCTCTGGGTCTTTATCAAAGAGTTCTTGACGCTCATTGATGCCCATGCGTTTGAAATCTTCCTTGGTAAGTCCATTCTGACTAGCAGTTGGATTACCTCCAGCGAAGATTTTAGGCTGTGCTGCTTGTTCGTCTTGTTTAAATAGATATGGGCTTGTCTCTTTCAATCCCTTGATAACCTTATCTAGTTTAGGTTTACCAGATTCATCAAGTTCGATTTCGTCAAAGTTGATGAATTTAGCAAGGTCATCCGAATTGTGAGCATCCACATCTTTTAACGCTAGACGAATAGCATTTGATTTAGTAACTTGAGCAAGATTAGCTTCATTCTCAGTCTTGTAAGTGTCAAATTTAGCTTGTAAGTCCGTCAATTGTTGTTTGAGTTCCTCACTTGCTCCCTCTTTAGCTTGCAAGTCATTGAGCGCTTGGCTCTGTTGCTCGAGTTGTTGTTTAAGGCTGTCGTTTTCAGCTTGTAACTCGGACTTAGCTTGTGCTTTAGCATGTTCAATCCCAGAACCGTACGCATTCATCAAGGAATCAATCACTGCCTTGTCTTCGATACCAGCTTCAACTAACATGTCACGTTTTAAACTCATGCTTAAAACTCCTTCGTTTTACGTCCGATGGACTGAATTTGCCTAGTTTTACGACGTTCGACAGGTCAAAAAGAAAAACCGCATCAAATTGATACGGTTTTATTAAGTAGTCTATTCCTACGAGTCAAGATGTTGGATCACCAGCTTTCTTTTTCTGTTGCTTTCGCAGTTTTATTTCTGTTTCAGCTTCTCTCAAAGGGTCGCTGTAATAGCGTTCTCTCGAGTAATCACGATGCAAGAATGGGTGTTGTGCTAAATACGACCTCATTGCAGCTTGCCTAGATTTAACTTGCCCTTTGTATTTGCTTATCAGTTCCTCGTCCTCTAACTTATTAGCAACATGAAGCAACTCCTTTGACTTTCTGATAGAGCGTTCTATTGCTCTCTGTTTAGATTGAGCATTAGCATTTTCTATTGCTTCTTCTGGCGTTAGGTTTTTTAAGTGGTCCGGTAAGTCTGGCTTATAATTGGCTCCTGGAATAAACGGCGTCATAGTATGGCCACAGTTAATGCCTTGGCACCCTCCAGGCTTTCCATAACCGTAATCGTCAAGGGCGAAGATTCTCTCACCTTCCTCAACTCTAGCTTGACCAGTCGTTACAATCTGGTGTTGTAACGGTGCACACATTTCCCGAGCTGCTGGCTTCATCGAGTAATAGAATGTATCAATTCCTAGCTCATCAGCTGGTGCCTTCCTCGCTTCACGATAAACATGCCACGATGTAGTTTTTATGATCGTCCTAGCGTAAGCGTCAGCTCTCCAACGTTTACCGCCCTTGTCAGTAAAACCATAGAAACCTCTCTCAGCCCATTTCATTACTGTGGTTGAAATAGCCTTGTCTGGATTCATTAAACCAGTGATTACCTTTGCGACAGCCTCCTCGACAATGTCTTGATAGACCTTTATGACGCTCTTAGGTAGCGTGGTATTGATAAGATTGTCGATATCTCCTGTTGTCTGATTAACATAGTTTGCTAACGTGGTTTGGATAAGGTTATTGGTAATAAAATCACCACCACCCATTGATTCTAATAGTTGAGTTTTAGTGTCCTTGTATACCTTATACCCTTCGTTCTCAATAACATACCTTAGTTGTTCTTCAGCAATCCCGGAATATCTAGCAATGAGCTTGATGTTGTCTTTGTTAAGCAAGCCCATCTCACTCATTTTCTCAAGCTGCCAGATATAAGGGTTGTCCTCAAGACTAGCAGTCCCACGCTCTCTAATTCGGTCAACTACTTGGTCAAACAAGTCTATCGTCATTTGATGGTAGATGTCAGCGACACGGCTAGCGTCTAGCATTAATTGCTGGTCATTTAGCTTGATAGGTTTTCTCTTAGCCATAACCTATTACTCCCCGTAGATATCGACCTCTTCACTCGTCCTAAAACTATCAGCACTTACCATGGTTTCATCATTGATTGCTTGATAAATCTCCTGTGCTTGTTCTTCGGTCACGTTAAGAGTTTTCTCAATTGCCATGACCTTCGGTGCGAATCCAGACGCTACCATCTTAGACCAGTAATCAAACTCAGCATTACGATCAGTGAAAACACCATCGTCTAAATCCACACTGATTTCATCCATGGTTGGAATTTCACCAGCGTAGAGATTGTAAACTTTAGCAAGCTCTAGGATTGAAATGACAAGCTCTTTTAATGATTGCTCGACAAGAGTAGCGATAGAATTACGCATTTGATATGTGTCTGATTGCTCTGATACTACTTCAGTAGCGGTCTTCATGCTCTTACCGTCGAAGCTAAACATACCAGCGGACACGCCTAGTTGCATCTCAAACAAGCTCAGCCCTTTGTTAATCGCCTTGATGTAATCGTCTGAACGAATATCTGTTGTAAGGTCAGTAATACCAATACCCTTATCCATGTCACCACTGTCAAACTGTTCATAGACATTGTGACCAGTCTCAAACTCACGTTTGACTGTCACTTTCTCACCGCTGGTGTCATACTCAGTCTTAATCATTTGAGTAGGTACTGCCACACGACGCTGTCCCATCTTGACCTCCCACATAAATTCGTCGTAAGTGGTATTGATGAAGTCCATCGTAGTTTTAGCGTTGTCAAAAATAGACAATCCTAGAGGGCTGTTGATATCTTTGTTGTTCATGCCGGGCGGTTTAAGGTACGTAAACAATGGTCTAGTAAGCCCGTTGAGTGTCACGGTCTCTTCCAAATCCTCATAGAGCATCGATAGAGGTACACGTTGACCGATGCGGGTTTTAGATTCAGATTCGTATAGCTCGTTGCTGATTGTATAACTGTCCTTAGTCCACTCATGGAATTCGATAAGACTGTAGTATTTTACTTTCTGACCTTCTGTTTTGAGTGTTTTAGTCACGATTGCAGCACTCGATACATCTTGCGTGTTTGATTGCAGCGGCAAAAAGACTGGTGCTTGCACAAATGACACTCTGACACGGTCATCGTCAACGTATGGACGCATAGCAAGGCCACCGAGGGCAAGACAGCTCTCTAGGTAGCGTTCAAAGTTTTTGCTAAATCTGTCGGTCTTAAGTGTCTCGTTGATGAATGTATCAGCCACTTCATTATCAACTTGAATCTTAGCTTGCTCATTGAATACGAGACTAGCTACCTTTTTCGATGCAGTGCGTCCAATAGGCAAGTGGTTGAAATCACGTTTCAAATCTGTTCCATTACTATCTCGATAGCTCACACGGTCAAAACTACCTGCGAAATAGCGTAGATTATCCATGATACGGCTGTATTCTTCTGGTGAGATAGCAATTTTAGGGTGGTCGGTGATACTGTTTAGACTTTGATTAGTCATCACATAATTACTCCTTTTAAAAAAGTCCTTAATGGTCTGTATGATTCCCATTCTTTTTCTCCTATGCTTTAAGACCGAGGTCTCTGGCATTATCTAAAACGAAATATTTAAACTCATCGACTGTGTGGTCATCCTCTTTGATTACTTTTGGATCATCAGAATGTATCGTCTTTTCGTCGTAACGGTACATCTTGTGTTCTTCGTAGAATATTTTATTAGCTGGAATGTCCAAGTAATAGAAACGTCCCTCAGCTAATAGACTGATAACCGTATCAATCATGGTTTGATTCTTCTTTTTAGCTACCGGATGCCATCGCTCACCAAAGTCTTTGAAGTATTGGTTTCTCAAAGCACCCTCAGCACTATCGATTGTCATTTTAAGTTTAGGCACTCGGTACTGTTTAAGTACCTTGTCAATGAAGTTGCTAACCATGATAGTCAGTTCGCTAGGTGCCTTTTTAATCGTCTTGCCAGCTGGTGAATAGTAGAAAGTATCAAGCAAGATAACATTACCCTTAGCGGTAAGCCCATAAGCTCCACAGGCTGTAGCTGATTGCTGGTGTCCGGTGTCCATTGCGAATGATATACCTATCACCTTGTCATCATCAGGGAGGCTCTCTAGTGGCTTAAAGTAGTTCATGTTGTAGACATGATTACCAAGCCCTATCACCTCTCCTAGATACATCCAGCGGTAGTAGTCAGGGTCAGTCTCTTTGTACCTGGCTATCTTGGCTTTCATCTGCTTAGACAAAAAGCCTAGCTTGTCATCAAGATAGGTGCTGTGATGTATGAGATAGGTGGGGTCACCCGCTTTCTCTGCTACCCACTCATTTATCCAATCATAAGGGTTGCGTGGTGGGTTGTAGGTGAAATAGACCTTGACCTCTTTGCCGTTTGGCAATTCTTGACGGATAAAGGTATCTTCAACTATGTCAATGTCCTCACGTCCTGCAAACTCTGCCAGTTCCTCAAACCAGACAGCCATGACATAACCTTTAGCTATCTTCTGTGATTTGAGTTTCTTGGGGTCGTCTACACCGTAGAAATAGAACGCTGTTCCCGTCTTCTTGTGGGTGATTTGTAGCGGCGACTTACCAAAGTGAAACTGATTAGCTAGCCCCATTTCATAGATCGCCCATCTTATCTGTTCGTAGACAGACATTCTCAGGTACTTACCAACCTTGCGTAGTACTACCACATTACCTAGAGGGTCACTGATAAAGCTGTTCACTAGGTCAATAGACACTACAGAGGACTTAGTAGAGGCACGCCCACCTTTCAGCACTACATGGCTCTTGAGGGTGTAGAGTACGCTGTCAAAGACTGGGTTAATCAGTTTGGCTAGGTTCAGTATCGCCATTGTACTCACTCCTATCAAATGTAAATCCAGTAATGACTGTGTCATCCTCATCATTAGAGCCTAGCTGAGCTTTGAGATTATCAATTCTCAAGCGTTGCTCCTCTGTTACAAGTGGTGACCGTGTCAACTCATCATAGGTCTTAATCATGCCTTTAAGCTCTGACTGTGCCCTTGCTATTGCAGCTAGAGCCTTGCTTTGCTTATCCCATGCTGTATGATGTTCATAGCCTGTGCCAGCCTTTCCTGTGCTTGTGACAAAGGTGCTGGTATCTTCTATATCCTGGACAAATAGAATACGCTGAGCATGCAGTAGATTAGCATAGGTCAGCGTTATATTCTCCCAGAGTATATCTATAGGCTGTTTCTCTGAAACCTCCTGAGCTATCTCATAGACCTCTTGAGGCAGATACTTAGCAAACAAGCCATGTTTGAGGGCGTTGGTGTTTCCTTTAGGTGCTCCGTGCCCGTCTGCATTCTTATTCCCTTTGGGTGCACCTCTTGGGGTTTTGGGTGCACCCTTTTTGTCACGGCTCCATTTGTGTCTGCGTTGCCATGATTTGACTGTGTTAATTGAGACATCATGCTTGGTAGCAATGTCTTTGTACTTCATGCCTGCCTCATAGTCTTTGCGTGCTAGTTCACTTTTCTCCATGCCCCCCTCCCTGCTTTGTTTGTTTTGACAAAAAAGAAAAGGGCAGACACTTCATAAGCGCCTTACCCTTAATTCTTGATACTACCATTCTAGCATAATATCAAAACTGTGCTAACAAGTATTGATTTGTTCAGTACGGTTTTGTAAAGTTCAATTTAGTTCCATTTTTCCAAAACATCATTCAACTCACAAATAGCTGTATTCCTCAGAGTATAGAAAGTGGTTCTACTGATACCCATTTTGTCACAAACATCATCAACATACATCTTAGTAATGTAAGTCATTCTGAGGACTGCCCTGCTCTTTGGATTTTTCAGCTTGTTAATCAACCTACCAAGTTCAAGTTTCCTGTCAATAGCTTCCTTTGTGTCTTGCTCTATCGCCTCTTTCATCACAATAAGCTGAGTATAGACATCATCAACCTTTTTGGCTTGACCGCCTTTAACCTTGTCTGCTGTCCACTTGGGGCTTGAGAGCAAACCTGCCTCAAGCTCATTGATTTCATCTATACGGCTTTGAATGTCCATATCAAGATTTTGTAGCTCATTTAGGATCTCTTTAGCCTTGTTCACTCTCCGTCTCCTTTTTGTAGTATAATAGTTGTTGTGATATGACTATTAGCTGAGGTAGAGAATGCCTTGGCTTTTTTTAGTACTGATTAAGGATTTTTGCAACTTCAATTAGCTGCAACGGCACTAGGTCTCATTTTTTACCTCACAAAAGTCAATTTCATCAAGTTTTAACTGATACAATTTACCACCAAAACGACAAACTGCAACTGGATATGAAACCTGTCCAGCTTTATAACCACCAACCATGGGGCTATCTCCATGAGTATAAGAATATTGAAATACTCCAATAAAATAGGCTCTTTCCCAATATTTACCTATTTTCGCCAAGCAAGGCTCTTGAGTTTCTTTCATCTTAACTTCCTCGCCCCCTCAAATAGCTGGGAATATCATCCCCAACATTCACGCTGTCATATTGTTCCTTGCTCACTAGGAATTTCCCGTAAGCACCGCAATCAAGCGTGTAGAGTTTCCCGACCATAGATTTACCAGTGACCTTGCCATGTAATTCCACGGCATTGTCTGCCTTGTGGATAACCACGGTCTCGATAGGTCTATTAACTACTCGTAGGACAGTAGTCACGTTAATGGCCAGTGAGACCAGTAACAGAATCGTTGCGACTGCCAGCTCATTATAAATCCTCTTCTTTTGCGATCGTTTAAGATTAGTCATCTATTCACCCCCACCAAACAGCGTGTGCCAAGCATAAACCGCAGCTACGACCATCAAAATAAATTTAATCGTTTCCATCATCGACCTCTTTCACTTCCACGCCTTCACAAAAGAACACCCAGCCGAAACCAGCTTCTTCTAGCTCTTTGCGGGTGTGTCTAACTCTAAAACCGTCAATTCTTTCATTTGATGCAAAAAACCATACTTGATTGTCTAAGTTTTGATTAAGGTGAGTAGTGTATCCATCAACCCCTTTAATTCGAACCGTGTAACGTTTTCCTTCCTCGACCTCATAGCCGAACTGGTGCATGTTGACGAGGGTTTGGAAAGCTTCATTATCTTTTCTGAACCATCGATAAAAGTCTGAATTTCTGCTTTTTTCATCCCATAGTCTCACCATTGTAAATAACGCACCGTTTAAATCTCCCTTATCCCCCTCATACCAATCCGCAACATACTGCGGCACTACTGGTTTAGGGAAGAACGAATCATATAAATCTTCAGCGTGGGCTATTGAAAGGCGTCCTGCTGTTGCCAATTTCTGTACTGCTTCTTTTCTATCCATTGTAAATCTCCTTATTTTCTTTCAACCATCGAGTGAAACCGTCAAAGATTTCCTCACCTTTTTTCAGTTTAAACTTACCGCTATACCTGTCGTCACAATATCTGATATAGTCCGCAAGCGTACCACCATAAAAATCAGTCATCCATCTCCACCATTTCTACCTTATATTTTCGTGCGTTGCGATATTTCAATCCCAATCTGTGCATTTCGTTGATAGCGTCGTTTTTGTTATTGAAGATATGGACACTGTCTGGCATATTGTCGTAGTACACGATAACTTTATATTTCATGATTCCGTTTCCTCTACTTCGTAATAATCAATCTTTGCGAAATTCTTAGGGCTGATAGTTATTATTCTTTCTTCTGGCTCAATCTGCTGTAACTGAAGACATTGTATATTGCCTACTTCGAGCCATCCCAACATGTCCAGAATACGTTTGAGATTTTCTTTCACCTTGATGGTTTCATCCATGTATGGATTTTGCAGTTTAATATTTGTCATAGTTTGATTAATCTCCTTCCGTTTTCACTGGTTCTTCGGGCGTACACTGGTGTTCCATAGTGACTAACACTATTTACTGACACACCCAATTGTTCAGCTATTTCACGTTTAGTGCCCATAGCCAGTAATTCCTCGCCTTTGTATAGTGCATACTCTTTTACTTGCATAATTCCATCATCCTCGTTAGTAATTCTTCATCCGGTAACTGCTCCAGCGTTAGAATGCGGTTGAGTTTCTTTGCATTGATTCCTAACTTGATTGCCACTGCACCTTTTCTTTTGATGCGTGATATAAAACCAGTGTCTAAAATACTCTACACGTTCTAACACCGTTACCGATTTATCGTGAGGCCGTGGTGCATATTTTATGCCAGCCATGCGATCAGTCCACCGTTTTACCATTATTTGTACCTGAGACCTCCCTAGCCTTCTCATCTAGGAAATCCCAGATAATATGAAATTGGTTTTTGACCAAAACATCGTTATTGTATTTTTCACAGACCTTGTCGATAGAGACGACTACCCAATTCCAGTATGCAGGGGTATTAAAACCGACCTGCTGCATCACTTGGTTGTTTTCTCTCATCCAATTCGGAACTTCAGTCTCGAAGAAATTGATATAATTCATAGCTTTTCCACCTTGACATATATCCCAACAGTGTCTGACCAAAACTTCTCAACAATCTCACTAGCGACTTGAGCATCATCTTTCCAATACTCAAGATCAGTCATACAATCCTTTAGAAGCTTTTGCAGATTATCTGTATCTGGTTTAGTGGTCTTGTACTGGCCATGAGTCGCTTTTTTGATTTTAGGAAATAGCCATTTCACTGTGAGGCGTATAGGTCCGTCTATCTGTTCTTCTGGAGTGTATGGACTCAACAACTCAGTGAATAGACTTCTGGCTTCCTTAAGGCTCTGTGGCTCGTAGAAATGAGGTTTACCACCTCTGACAGTGACTTTCTTTTGCTGATGCGTTGTGGTCGGTATTTTCTGCATAGGTAGGAAGAAATCAATCACAATGATCAACTCCTGTCCTTCCCTCATCCTCTGCAGGTCCACCTTTAACACATTCATCAACAAACTTCTGGACAGCATCTTCTGGCTCTGCACCTTGGAGCACATCACGGATAGCAATGGAAGCGTTATAAATAATACCAAAATATCTTTTCCCCCGATCATCATCCATCAAGTCTGCTCCAATCAACCCCATAATGCCAATGGTGTGAAATTTATCTTGTAGCTTTTTGACGTCAGCCACTATCTGGGTATTTTTCAAATCATGTTTTGTATGTTCTCCGGTTGTTTTATCAAAATGACGTTGTTTTGGTTTACGGAGTCGTTTGACCAACTCAAGCGGTAAAATATTTCTTCTAACCATTTTCTAATCCTTTATTTTTAATTTTCAATTTCCAAACTTAGCAGCTCACGCACTAAGTCCATGTCAGGGGACATGGTTACAGGGTTACATGGGGGAGTTTTAGAACCCCCATGTTCCTGTTCATGTACCCATGGACCAATAGGGACATTTCCCAAATTCTATCTATGAATATAGATAGAATTCTGTCCCTATTTTTGTCCCTATTTTTTCCAATTTGTCCCTATTGCTCAAAAACCGCATGGTTGAGCGATTTCTTAGGGACATTTTCCAATTTGTCCCTTGTCCCTATTAGGCTTTAGGGACATTCTGACATTTTCCAATTTGTCCCTTTTTTGGGACGGACAAAATGGGTTTTTTCTTCCAATTTGTCCCTCCAATTTGTCCCCAATTTGTCCCTGTCCCTTTTTGAATTTTCAGGTATTTTTTTGGTGAATTTTTCCGTTTTTCACCTCGAAAATTTCCGCATTTTTGATCCATCTTCTGATAGTTTTTTCGCTAACAGGTTTATCTTCTGTTGAAAAATATTCCACGACATCGTCAATTGTAACTGGATCCATTCCATCGTCTAACGCTTGGATGGCGTTAACCAGTTTTTCTTTATTTTTTTCCGTTGTCTTCTTCTTCGATTCTGGACCTTTATTTAGGTTCTTTTTCCAAGCCGGGGCGTTATCTTCCAGTTGAATATCAGCCAGCACTCCAGTAGTATCCACTTCATGGACTGGATAGCTGAACCACATATTAACAGGGGCAAATTTGGCGAACTCACGAAGCGTTCCTTCAACACGCCACGCAGTGGCAATCTCGATAGCATGAACCGTAGCCTTGACCTCGTCAAGGTAAGGTTTCCGCTTCATAACATCAGGAATTGCTCTGTCAAAATGTTGTTGCATTTGATAGCGACTTTCCAAATCATCAAGACTGACATTCTGTTGGTAATAATCGTTAGCCTGTTCTTGCAAGGCTCTTTGGTAAATCTTAGCCGTTGCTTTTTCGGCCCGAGCTTTAACGAGGTCTTCGTTAAGCTCTAACTCTACTAAATCAACAAGGGCATCAGGGTCTCTGGCGAATACTCCTGAGCCACTAGCACGGTCCATGGACTTCTTACCACCTTGAGAACCTTTTGAGTGGTGGTGGCAGTAGATTACAGCACACTCTAGCTCAGTAGCCACCTTATCGAACTGATTGGTAAAATGTGCCATTTGATCCGCTGAGTTCTCGTCACCAGTCAGGACCTTATAGATAGGGTCGATAATAACCGCTTGGTAATTCTTTTTCAGCGACCGCCTAATGAGTTTCGGGGCCAGCTTATCCATTGGCACTGTCTTCCCACGGAGATTCCAGATATCGATATTGCCAACGCTTGTTGGAGGTAAATTCATAGCATCGTAGACGTCTTTAAAGCGGTGAAGGGCTGACGGCCTATCCAGCTCTAAGTTGACGTAGAGGACTTTACCTTGTTCGCACTGCCAACCGAGCCACTTGTGCCCCTCTGCAATAGCGATTGATAACTCGATGAGAGCAAACGACTTACCAGCTTTGGATGGCCCCGCAATCAGCATCTTATGGCCCTGACGCAACACACCATGGATAAGCTCTGGTGCTAAATCTGGAAGGTGGTCCCACTCGTCGGCTAGCGTTTCAGGATCAGGAAGGTCGTCGTTTAAATCTTCAACCCATTGATACCATTCTTCGTAGTTAGCTTTTCCAAGATTTGTATCAATCAAGAACTGCTTATGTCCACTTCGGATTACTCCGGGCATACGAGAGAGTCGGCTTGGATTACGGTTTTGGGTATCAATATCAAGTCCATTTTTTTTACAAATCTGATAAATGTAATCGACTCGTTTTCGATATTCTTGGTAGTCTCTAGCATCTACTCGTACCACTGCGTGTAGCGACTTGTGTCCAGAGTGCACCAGTGTCGCAATAGGAAGCTCTAACTCTTTAAATAGAGCGTACTGTTTTCCGAGCTCCATGCTGTCTGATTCTACTAGAGCGTATCTGAAATCAGTGACGTTATCATTCTTGACGCCCTTCCCATCCAATGGGTTGAAACGAATCCAGGCACCAGCTTCTTCCTTATAATCTCCGAAAACTGCACCAATATCATCGCCATTGCTCTGAAGTTCTTTGATGAGCTCTCCGGCAGTCCTGTCGTAATTGCCTTGAGTTGGCTTATAGATTGGGCCGTTTTCTGTTTCAATCGGATAAGTTGAAGTGACATAACCAACAAGGTCGGTCATTTCAAACAACGTTTCGATGTATTTGACAAGGTCTTGGACTGGATGCCAATTAATCGGTTCTCGGATTTCCTTTGATTCGACCCAGTTCTTATCTACGATTTGATAATCACGGTCGATTGTAGAATCCCAGTCGAGCTCATAGCTTTTACCCGACTTATTCATTGGTTCCCAGCCGTTTTCTTTCGCCGTTTGTGTGATAGTTGCGCCAGTAACAGCACCCCATCCGTCGTATTGGAAGGTATCCCACTTACTGAAACACTCGCCTTTTTTATAGCGACTGTCAGATTGAGACCAAGTATCCCAATCCATTGCCGTGTAGCCCTCTTGTTTTAAGGCCATTCCTACGTTTACCCACTCTTGATATGATAATGTAGAAGGGTCAATATAATCTAAGAGTGGGATTAAATCAAAAGTACCTTCTGACATTTAATCTCCTTTATTCCGGCTGGTATGTAGCTGGAATGATTCCCTTTGGCATTCTCCAGCCGCTCGCAGCAATTCGGTTAATTAGATTGCTAGCATCTTCAAATTTCCACATTCCGACATTGCGGAAGCCACGACCTTCGAGCAATCGTATTTGCTTTGGTGTGGTCAATCCACTGTCTTTGCGTTTGTTTAAGCGGTCTAGTAGTTTGCCAGCTTTTCCAGCATTGCCGATTTCTTCGGTATAGATTCCGAATTTTTCAAGCGCTTTAAGTTGTTTTTCTGAAGGCGGAGCCATCTCCCAACCGAATGATGGGACATAGTCCGCTAAATCTTCGGCTTGGATTGACATTTCGAACTGCAATGGATCCACAAGTTTGCGTTTTTTCTTTCGCTGTTCTGCGAGTTGTTTAGCGAGAGCTTCTTCTCTCTCGGCGACAACATCTTTTCCAGCTTGTTCTTCGGCTTCCAATAGACTGAACTCAACCTCAGTATCTTCAGCCATGTTTTCAGTCATTTTTTTAGCGACTTCTGGACTGCTAGCAATTAAGTGAGCTGGTCTGCAAAGTTCATGGCGCTCAGTGTGCCATAGGAAATCTAGTAGTAATAAATTTTCCTTCCCTGGTGCAAGGCGTGTACCACGTCCCACCATTTGACTATACAGAGCACGGACTTTTGTTGGCCTTAACACAACCACGCAGTCAACTGTTGGGCAATCCCACCCCTCGGTTAATAGCATCGAGTTACACAGAACATTGTATTTATCCTTGTCGAAATCCTCTAAAATCTCTGCACGGTCTTTGGACTCTCCATTAACCTCAGCCGCCTTAAATCCTTTGGCGTTAAGGATATCTCGGAATTTCTGCGATGTTTTAACTAGCGGCAAGAAGACAACTGTTTTTCTATCTTTGCACTGTTTTACCATCTCGTCTGCAATCTGTTCGAGATAAGGGTCCAGAGCTGTTCCGATTTCACTGGCTTTAAAATCGCCACCTTGTTGACTGACTGTTGACAAGTCAAGTTCAAGAGGGATTGTAATAGCTGTGATTTTCGATAGATACCCTGATTTAATAGCATCTACTAATGGGTACTCGTAAGCTAAACTGTCGAAATAGCTTCCTAAATTTCGCATATCACCACGATCTGGCGTGGCTGTGACACCTAAGACGTTAGCTTCTCCGAAATGTTCTAGCACACGCTGATAGCCATCTGATATAGCGTGGTGAGCCTCGTCGATGACAATAGTATCGAAGTGATTAGGTGGAAACTGACTAAGTCGTTTCTCACGCTGCATAGTCTGCACTGAACCGACGACAACACGAAACCATGAGCCGATTGAAGTATTTTCAGCTTTTTCTAACGCCGTTCCTAATCCTGTGGCTGTCATTAATTTATCACTGGCTTGTTCCAAAAGTTCTGAGCGATGAGCGAGAACAAGGACACGTTCTCCTATTTTGACACGATCTTCTATGATTTTTGAGAAGACAATGGTCTTGCCACAGCCAGTGGGTAGGACAAGTAGCGTGCGCTTCCTGCCCTCCTTCCACTCTTGCTGTACTTTAGCCCTTGCCTCTTCTTGGTAAGGTCTAAGTTTCATTAGAACCCTCCGAATCCACCACCGTTAGGTGCTTGTTGAGGTTGTTGATACCCTTGATTTTGCTGAGGTGCTGCTTGGTAGCTAGGAGCTTGTTGTTGAGGAGCTTGTTGTCCGCCACCTTGAGCGACATTAGCGTTCAATACCTTAGTCCAATCCACACTATCAGCATAAATCATTTGTTTAACGTCATTGTAAACATTATCCTTATAGGTCCGATTCCCTACACGGCAAACACCGGTTGATCCTACAACTGTATTCCAGTTCATTTGAAGTGGTTCTCCGTGTTTCTTTTGTCCAATAGCGCCAAAGAACGCTGAGAGCATACCTTCGGTAGATGAGTGCAAGAATAGATTGTGTGTCATTG